CGCTCTCTATTGTTATTTCAACACAAGCGCCAACCGATGCGGATTTGTTTTCAGTATTAATAGACGACGCACTGGCGGGGCATGACCCCCGCGTGGTTGTTGCGCTCTATACTGCGCCGGAAGAAGACGACCCGTTTAGTGAGGAAACAATACGCAAGGCCAATCCCGCGTTTGGTGATTTTTTAAATGCGACTGAGGTTCTGGCAATGGCAGAGGACGCCAGGCGGATGCCAAGCCGGGAATCTGAATACAGAAATTTGGTTTTGAACCAGCGGGTAGAGGCAACGTCGCCCTTTGTTTCGAAATCGTTGTGGGGTTCTTGTTCTTCTGATGTTTTGGAATTTGGCCCTGACACGCCCGTTTACGGCGGTCTGGATTTGTCCGAGGTCAACGATTTAACGTCATTGGAATTGATCGGACAGATAGACAATATTTGGAATGTTCAATCGACGTTTTGGCTCCCAAAAGAAGGGCTGGAAAACAAGTCGAGACAAGACCGGGTTCCATATGATGTTTGGGAAAAACAAGGGTTCTTGCAAGCGGTACCGGGGCGTTCAATAGATTATGAATTTGTTGCTGCGCATGTGTTCGAATTAGATCAGCGTTTGAATTTGCGAAAGATTGCGTTTGATCGGTGGAATTTTAAGCATCTCAGGTCGTGGTTAATCAAGGTTGGTTTCACAGAGGAACGAATTGAAAGTTTGTTCGTCGAGTTTGGGCAAGGGTTCCAGTCGATGTCCCCCGCACTTCGCTCGCTGGAATCCGAACTTTTGAACGGTCGCGTCTCTCATGGGGCGCACCCTGTTTTGACTATGTGCGCGGCTAATGCGGTGGTTCAATCAGACCCATCCGGGAATCGTAAACTTGCAAAAAACAAATCGTCGGGACGTATCGACGGCATGGTTGCACTGGCAATGGCTTTCGGCGTGGCTCCCCTTGATGGCGTCGAAGAAAAATCATTCTGGGAAATGTCCTAAAGGATTATTAAATGAAGTTTTGGGATAGGATGACGGGGTGGGCGCGCAAGTCGTCTATTTCGACTTCACATGATTTGTTTTTGGAGATGAATGGCGGCTCGATGTCCAGTTCGGGTTCGCCTGTAAACTGGAAAACTGCGTTAGACGTTTCGACGGTGTTGGCTTGTGTTCGTGTTATATCCAACGGCATTTCACAGGTGCCTTTTCGCCTCTACCAAGACTTGAATGGCGATAAGGCACCAGCGGTTGATCATCATGCCTATCAGGTGCTTTATCGCAAGCCCAACCCTTGGCAAACCAGTTTTGAATTTAGAGAAACGATGATGTATCACGTTCTCCTAACAGGGAATGCGTATGCGTTTATCAGTCGGGTAGGGTCTGCCAGAAACATTCGGGAATTGATCCCCATTGATCCGACAACGGTGCAAGTAAAGCAGCGTGCGGATTATTCACTTGAATACACAATTACGGGGCTTAACGGGCAACCTCAAAAGGTGAGCGCAGACGCTATCTGGCATATCAAAGGCCCGTCTTGGAACTCATGGCTTGGTCTGGACGCGGTAAGGTTGGCGCGAGACGCAATCGGTTTAACGATGTCGTTAGAGCAAAATCAATCACAGTTCCAAAAGAACGGGGCAAACACTTCGGGGCTTTATTCGATAACTGAAAAACTATCGCTCGAACGCTACAAACAGCTTCAAGATTGGTTCGAAAAGGAATTTGTGGGACGCAACGGCGGCAAGCCTATGATTTTAGACGGTGCGGCGAAATATATTCCCTTCACGATGTCGGGTGTTGATCAGCAGCTTATTGAGACGCGCAAACACCAAATTGAGGAAATTTGCCGCGAATTTGGTGTGATGCCTATTATGGTTGGGCATGCTGACAAAACAGCGACCTACGCAAGTGCAGAACAGATGTTCTTGGCGCATGTGGTTCACACCCTCTCGCCTTGGTATCAGCGCATTGAACAGAGCGCGGACGTTTCACTGCTCAGTGATGATGACAGGGCGGATGGCATTTATTCTAAATTCACGCCAAACGCTTTGATGCGCGGTGCTTCCAACGATAGGGCTAACTTTTACAAGGCTGCTCTGGGGGCTGGCGGGACTAAGGGGTGGCTCACTCAAAATGAGGTCCGGTCATATGAGGATGAGCCACGATCCCAAGACCCGGAAGCCGACAAACTTCCACAACCTCCCAATTCGGCTATCAAACCTAGCCCAACGTCAGAAGACGGGGAATAAATTATGAAATCTGAATGCTATTACACACCGCTTGAGTTAAAACTTGATGAGGGTGGAAGCGATGCCATGACATTTTCAGGGTACGGCGCATACTTTAACAATGTTGACAGTTATGGCGATGTTATAGCGCCCGGCGCGTTCAAAAAAACCCTTTCAACTGCCACGAAAGAAGGTAATTGGCCTTCGATGTTGCTGCAACACGGGAACATGTTTGGCGGTGACGACAACATGCCGGTTGGCGTGTGGACTGAAATGCGTGAGGACAGCAAGGGATTGCATGTTGAGGGCAAGTTGGCACCTACACAACGGGGCAGGGATGCTTACGAACTTCTAAAAATGCAGCCAAGACCGGCCATAAACGGCATGTCCATCGGGTTTAGGCCTTCGGAGTGGACAATGAGGACTAAACCAGAAGATCCACGACGGACACTCAAAGCTGTGGACTTGCTGGAGGTCTCGCTTGTTACATTCCCGGCCAACGGCAAGGCGCGGGTCCAGTCGGTTAAGTCGGCTGATGAGATCGATACAATTAGAGAATTTGAGGAGTTCCTACGAGATGTAGGTGGTTTCTCTCACGGCCAAGCAAAAGCAATTGCTGCGCGGGGCTACAAGGCTGCGGAATCTCGGGATGAGAACGAGGCTGATGAACTTGGCGCGCTTTTGCGTCGAAACATTCAAACACTTATCCCAAGAGGTTAATCAAATGGATATCGTAGAAATCAAAAGTCTTATTGAGCAGCAAGGTACTGCTTTTGAGGCGTTCAAAAATACCGTCGAGACTGAAATGAAGGGCAAAGCTAACGCCGAAGACCCTATCATGGTTGAAAAACTTTCCAAAATTGAAGCGTCCCTTGATGCTGCGGTTGAAGCGAAAGCCAAGCTGGAAACTGGTTTAGAGGCGGAGCGCAAGGAGCGCGAAGACCTGGAAGCCCGTATCAATCGCCACGGGATTAAAGCCGACAGCGAAAAAGGTGCTTTGGCGGAACTTGAGCTTAAAGAGTTCAATGTTGTTTTGCAGGGCCTTGCTGGTGAGCGCAAAAAATCTTTCAGCGAAATGACTGTTGAAGGTTACGGCGAATACAAGTCAGCCTTTGACCACATGGCGCGTCATGGCAAAGACGATCTGTCGCCAGAAGAAATCAAAACCTTGTCTGTTGGTAGCGATTCCGATGGCGGTTATTTCGTGACGCCAGACACTACCGGACGCATCGTAAATCAGGTTTACGAAAGCTCTCCAATGCGTCAAGTTGCGTCTTCACAAACCATCTCAACAGATGCGCTTGAGGGTATCGAAGACCTTGACGAAGCCGGTGCCGGATATGCCGGTGAAACTTCCCAAAGCGGAGATACAACTACGCCGCAAATCGGCAAATGGAAAATCCCCGTCTACTGGATCGACACAGAACCAAAGACAACTCAGCAGCTTCTTGACGATTCCGCTGTGAATGTTGACGCATGGTTGAGCGGCAAGGTAGCGGACAAATTTGCACGATTTGAAAATGCTGAATTTGTGGCTGGAGCGACCGGTAAAATTCGGGGGCTTACCTCTTATACTACCGCTGTTGATAGCGGCTCTGGCGTTACATGGGGTGAAATGGGCCACGTTGTTTCTGGCGCTAACGGTGATTTGACAAGTGGTGATAAAATTCACGACTTGATCGGGCTTCTTAAAAATAGCTTTCTTGGTAACGCTAGATTTATGACGCGCCGCAAGATGATCACTAAAATCCGCAAGCTGAAAGACACGACCAACCAGTATTTGTGGCAACCTTCCCTAACATTGGGAACACCTGAAACGCTTGCTGGTCACGGCATTGTTCGTGCGGAAGATATGCCAGATTTGGCGACAGGTTCGCTTTCTATTGCGTTTGGTGACTTTGCCCAATGCTATCAGATTGTTGATCGTCAAGGCATTCGTGTTCTGCGCGACAATTTGACATCAAAGCCTTACGTGAAGTTCTACACAACTAAGCGCACAGGCGGCGGTGTTGTGAACTTTGAAGCGGTCAAGTTTATGAAGCTTTCCACTTAGTCGAAACGTATGAGGGCGGCACGCGTCGCCTTCTTTTCATTTGGGCTGAAAGGAGCCTTTTATAATGCACGGTTTAAATCAAAATATCGAATACATGGTTGTTGGGGCACCGGTTGCGGCTGGTTCTAGTATCAACAACAACTCTACCCGCATCGACATGCAAAACTATGAATCGGTCACGTTTGTTGCGCCGATTACTGACAGCGTTGATACGGGCGTTGCTACGATCACTATTGAGCAAAATAGCGCTGATAGTGATACGGGCATGGTGGCTGTTACGGGTTCCCCTGCAACAGTTACGTCGGCTTCAAATGACGATATCAATGGCACTGCTTTGGTATCTGAAGTTTTCAAGCCAACACAACGTTATGTCCAGCTTGTTCGCACGTCGGCAACAGCAAACATTGCCTATGGCTCTGTTGTTGCGTTGTTGGTGCCATATCGCCGCCCATCTACTCAGGGCGCAACAGTATCAGCGGCTTCTCACGTTGCTAACTAATTGAGCGGACGGCTTTGTCGTCTACTCATCTCAATATACCGGGGGTGTAAATGCTTAGACCAATATTAGTTACACCCCCGGCTGGGCTTCCGGTTTCACTTGTTGAAGCCAAGCTCCATTTACGGGTTGATCACGCGGACGAGGATACCTTGATAGGCTCTTTGCTCCAAGCGGCTGTTGACCACTTGGACGGGTGGACTGGCGTTCTTGGTCGCTGTTTGGTGGCGCAAACCTGGCGCTCTGATTTTAATGGTTGGTCCAACTACCAATTACCATTCCCAAGCGTTTCAAGCGTCGTTGTAAAATATTCAGACAGTTCTAATGTTGAACAAACAGTTTCGACATCATTATACGAAGTCATTGAAGACCAGGCGGGGCCATATGTCCGGTTTTTAGACGATTTTACGGCCCCAAATCTTTATGATGACCGGTCCGACGCGGTTCGAATAGAGTTTATTGCAGGTTTTGGCGACGCAACAGCGGTGCCAGAAGCGCTAAAGGCGGCAATTAAACTATTGGTTGGGCATTGGTACGAAAACAGAGAGAGTGTTTCGGCGGGGGCTATAACAGCCGCGCCGATGGCATTTGACGCTTTGATCACCCCGTATCGCCGGGTGACAGTATGAAATCAGAAACGCCATCCGGTAAACGCGACCGTAGGGTCGTCATTGAGCGCTATACGACGACATATAACACCTTCAACGAGCCTGTAGAGGCTTGGACAACTTTGGCGACCGTATGGGCCTCTAAAGAGGACGTGTCAGACGGCGAAAGAATGCGCGCGGCGGAGGTGAGTTCTGAAATCACCACGCGGTTTACTGTTTTGCGATCAACAACGATTGCCGACCTAAACCCCAAAGACCGGGTTTTATATGACGGCAAGTATTTTGATATTTTCTCGGTTAAAGAAATCGGGCGGCGGAAATCTTTTGAAATCACAGCGGCGGCTCGGTCTGATGGTGGTGAATAGTGTCGGTCACGTTTAAGATTGAAGGCTTGCGGCAAGTCGAAAAAGCAATGGAAGAATTAACCCGCACGCAAGCCAAAACCCAGTCGCGCAAGGCGTTAAAAGCTGGTGGTGAAGTTCTGGCAAGTGAGGCGTTTAGACTGGCCCCAAAAGATGAGGGGCATTTGGCCGAAAGCATAGACGTTTCTGGCTTGCTTGCCCCCTCTCAGAAAAAGGGCCATCGGCGGGAGTCTGACGTTGAATTATATGTTGGGCCGGGGCAACACCCACAAGCTATCCAACAAGAATTTGGGAACGAAAATCATCCCCCACAACCTTTCATGCGCCCTGCTTGGGATACCACACACCAGCGGGTGT